TAATACCCTCCTTAATTGGTATGACTACATTATAGGCACACAATTACGTGCGTGTCAAGTCGAACTTTTTCTTTTGCGGTAACGGGCTACTCGGATACGGGTGGCTTGGTTGTATGCGTCAACGCAAGGCTGGCACGTCTCGTGCTCTGTGTCCTTCATCTTCTGCCTTCTGTGCCACGCCCAACCACGTTCGGTGCCATGCTCTACCTCACGTCTGTTAGGGGGCGCATAGCCCAATGAGACGGCAACGATACGAAGTTCGTGATAGTCAAGACCAGCCCATACTCCCCATGCTTCTCTATGCACAAGTGCCCACTCAAGACACTCGTTCTTAAGTGGGCACTCTTTGCAAATGTACTTCGCTCGGTTAATTTTTTTTATGCGGTCGTCGAAGAAAAGTTTGGTCATACCAATACACTTCGCTTCAGACCAATCAGCCATTAGAAGTCTGCTTCAACTTCTTTCTTCTTAGTAGCCTGTACTGTGGCCGTTGCGAATCGAAGGTCAGGACCAACGGCTTCAGCAGTTAGAACTACCTTGCTCACCGTTTTACCTTCCTTGTTCTCGTAACGGTCTTGGGTTAGAAACCCATTTACCACAACTCGGTCACCTTTGTGAAGTGTGTCGGCAACACCCTGTGCAAGTGTGCCCCATGCTGTTACATCGAAATAGGAGACGTATTCTTCGTCGCCCTTCTTACGGTTTACTGCTACCGAGAAGTTCACAAGGGCTGTGCCGTTGTTAGTGAACTTAATCTCGGGGTCTGCTGTCAATCTACCAATGATGGTTGTACTCATCTCTGTACCTTTCGTTTATTTACTGCCTTGTAATACTACATCAATAGCCAGCCATGTGCAACAGTTTCACCATGTCTTCTAGTGTCACTACTGCATAGGCACGACCTGCGCTGGTGTTCCTGCGCTTAATCACCGCAAGGCCGATGTCTGCCTTAGCGTTGTTCTTCTCCACCTCTGTCTCGTCCATGATAGAAGCGAGGGTTATCTTGCCCACGTTCTTGCACTCGATAACAATGGCGTGTGCGAATCCATTGAGGTCGCCTTTGTCAACTGTGTTGCCAGCACCGTATCGTCTTTCAACATTGGGGTAGCCGTTCTCGTTAAAGAACTTAGCAACGTCACGCTCCCATTGGGAACCCTTAGCCTTCTGTGGTGTCGTCATACATACCCATTTTTTCTTGTATTTTTGTAAGTTCTTTCAAAAGTTCTTCCTTTGTCATTGATTTACTAATTTCATCAAAGACGTTATCCTTCTGTGGTGTCGTCATGCTCGTCCAACTTTCGTTCTGCAATGTTCATCATCGCTGTGCCAATTAGTTCCTGTGATACACCAAGCGTCACCAGTTCAGTCAGCAAGGGAATCATCACTGAGTCCACTGCTTCGTTAATGTTCTGAACAACTTCCTGCTCGGTCATAGTTATCTTCTTCATGCTGCACTCTCTCGCTTCTGTCTAAGCAACATACTTCTACGTTGCTTGGCACTAAGACCTGCTCTGTATCCTATCTGGTGATACGTAGATAGTGCGTCATCCAAGCACTGCTCTGACACAGGGCACCCGTGACAAATGCTCCGTACCATCTCGTCAACTTTGTGTGAAGAACCCTTCAATGGGAAAAAGATGTTTGTGTCCATCCCCTTACACTTAGCGTCTGCTGTCCAATCATTCAACTTCACTGCTCTTACCTTTCTTTAATACGTCCTTGAATCCTTTAGGCATAGGCACTGCTTCTGCCCTGCGTTGCTCCAACTTCTTCTCGAAGTTCTCCATGCTCTTGCGTACTTCTTCACTACGGTCGACGACTGGTTGTTGTGCAGACGTTCTGTTCCGTCTGATAAACAACTGGTCAAAGTGTTTACGCAGTTGTGTGGTGTTGAGTATCACGGGTGACCAGAATGAATCCGATGTAGCCCATTGAATAACACCACGTACTTCTTCTTCGGTGTGGTTAGTGACACGTAACAAGTACTCGATGTCGCTCATCGAAGACTTGTTGATACTGAATGCTTTGTATCCGTTCGCCACACACAACTCACGTAGTTCAACAGCAAGCGTGTGTGCCGACTTCCATGTCGCTGAGTCTTGGCCTTCTTTGTACTGTAACTTCTTGGCTTTGCTCACTGCCTGTTTTACCTGGTCAGTGGTAACAAATCCTTCATCTATCAGAATACAAAGAGCCTTGTGGTAATCAGTTTCCATTCCTGAACTCATCTAGTGCGATGGTCAAGTACGTAATCATGTCGAGCAAAGAATCTTCAATGCCTTCGTTCGCCAGTAATGAACCCTGAGCCGCAAGTTGCAAACGACCCATTTTGTCATTGGCTCTCAAACAAGCACCCACCCATGAGGGTATCCCAAAAGCCATGCTTTGACGAATGTTGTAATAAGGGTTCTCAGGACGACCGTAATCTCTCGACTTCTTGTCGTGCATGTCCTGTACTTCTTTTAATATTGCGTTAAAGGTTGGGTTCATTAGCAACCATCCATCCATTCAGGGTAAAGACCGCCATTGCGGTTGTAATAGAATACTGCTACTGCTTGTTGTTGATACACGTCTGCTTCGTTCGGTGTAGGTGGCAGACCTTTGATGTTCTGTCGAGCGTACTGCCAGATGTAAGGCAAGAACTGAAACATACCCTGAGCGTTTGATACCGGATTGGTATCAACTACCTTGCCACGGCTCTCTCGGTATGCAACGCATGCGAATCTGGCTTGTACATCTCTAGGCAGAGACAGCAATGGGGGGGTAGGCATTGCCGTCTCTACCAAGATTGGTTGTGGTACTTCTGCTTTGCTCGTCGGGAGAAAAGAGAATGATGTCATAGCAGTTAAAACTGCAATGGCTGACTTAATCATTTGCCCTCCCCTGACGGATGGCGTAGGCGTGAAAGATGCAACTGCAACTCACGCACCTTACGTTGTAGGTCACGGTTCTCGACCATGTATTCCTCTATACGTCCAAGCAGAATCTCGTTCCGCTCACGTAGGTATTCGTATTCAACGTCCTTTTTCATCTGTTTCCTTCTCTTCGAATGATGTGTACCTAGACTTGTTACTAGGACAACGGTGTAGTACTTCTTCTGCTCTTGCTTCTATCAGCAATAGACACTTCGGGCACACCCACTTCCTCATGACTTCACCACCGTGAATGGTGCCATAGCCATGTTGCAGTGACGTGCTGTAATTTTTAATGCTGTTCTAACTGCCACGTCAGGTTCTACTTTCTGCTCTGCAAGGATAGCCATAGCACCAGTGCCAACGCTGTTGCCAGCACCAATGGATGCATAGTTCTCCTTAAACTTAACAACAGAGAAGTCATCAGACAATTCGTACAATGCCTTCTTAGTTACTACTAGCAAGTTCCACTCACCACCGGGGTTAGACTCTATCAGGTGGTTGCGTAGAGCGTAGGGGTCGTTAAGACCTGACTTGCGGGCGAGTTCGATGATGCGGAAACTACCCGCACCACCGATTAACGAATCGCCCGACTTCCATACCTTCGGTTCACCAGTCAGTTGATACAGTCCACCTTCATCGAAGGCTCCTGAGTCTCCGCCAATGGCGTAGTTTTTTCCGTCTGTGTAACCGATGATAACTGTCATTACTTATACTGCTCCGGTACTATGCCCTTGTAAGGCATCTGTTGGTTCTGTGGTTTGAAAGATGCTTCGCACTTAGGGCAGAACACGTAAGGGTTAGGTGTAAGACTTAGTAACCATTCGTGACTGCACTCTTTCCACTTGGTCATGACAACTCTAGGATGATGCCAACAATCTCTGCTTCTTCAAGGTCATTCAACGACTTCAATGTACGCTGAACTCTCTCCTCACAGAAAGCCTTACGGTCTGCTGGCTCATCGAACTTCTTTGCTAGCAGTTCACGCATGTTGTCTAGTGGTGTTGGTTGCTTAGACTTGGGTGCTGACTTAGGTGCTTGACTAGCCTTGTTGCCATCGTCATCTTCGTCTGCAACTAGACCGAGCACACTCATGTACGAGTACCTGCGAGCGTACGTCACCGCACTACCCTGACCCTGTGGGTCTGACTTAGGTAGGTGAAGTGTCATGTCGTGAGCGATGTACTGACCTGACTTGTGAATGAGGTAAGTGACAAGGATGTCTGCACCGTTCATACCAGTAGCGATGTGCTGACTAACTGCTAGTCCGTGCTTGGTCAACACTGGGCTTGCACTTGCAACTACATCTGGCAAAGCAGCATACTTGCTCTTGAAGAATGGGTTAGTTGAACCCTTCGGTACTGCGCTGAACTCAGCCTGAGCCGATACCAGTGCACTTGCTAATTCGTTAATCTCGTTACTCTGCATTTGTTTCTCCTAAGTTTGAATCTAGTTTGTACCCGAGAGCAGCAAATGCGACCATGAAGGTATTCATCATCTCAAGGCATGCCTCGTAGTTGTGTGTGATACCGAGAAAGACAGAATCGTCTCCCTCTCTAAGGGTTACTGCCCATGTGTTGCCATCGGTACAATCGGGGAACATGGTCAATTCTACTTCGCTACCTGTCATGGTAACTGTTGGGTATGTGGTGTTCACTGTACTTCCTTTCTTTTACTCATTGAACTGCTTGAGATTTTTATAGATGCCGGACCGTCGTCTACACAGACAGAACGGAACGCACAATAGTCGCACTGCCATCCACGACCGTTGGGGTCCAACGTTAGCACATTGTTGTCATCGTCCTTAGCGGAGCGAATAGGTAGGTAGCCATCTTCCAAAAGACGCTGGACACTTTCCATACGTGCAATCTCTTCTGATGCCAATGGCTCCCACTCGTAACGTGGTACCTCGAACTCGGCAAGAAATCGGTTGACACCTTCGACACCCATGTTCTCAGCCTTGTTCTTTGACAATGCTTCAAAGCCAATGCTACCCATGACGAGTGTCTCGATACGGATGTCAGGATTCTCTGCTTCAATGCCTAATGCGTTCATGCCAGCCTGTGCAACAGCCTTCGCTGCTGGACCAACACCTACACCCATTGTGCCACGCAGACGGTTCCACCCAACCTGCTTGTCAAAGGCGTAGGTGCCCATGGTCTTGAGTTCGTACAGGACGTGTGTGCCACCATAGACAGAACCAACGTCGTAAATGTCAATGAGTGCGTCACACGAACCTGATAGGAAATCTCCTATCTGAGAGGCGACCTCGAACTGGGCTGATGGGAAGCGACGACTAATCGCATCTTGTAATGCTTCGTGGACGATGGTACCCAAACCTGTAACCCATGCACCGGCGTGGTCCATAGGTTCGGTAGGGTCAGCACCTAGTGCTGCATACGCCTGCTGACGAGCACACGAGTGTGCCGATGAGTAGCGTAATGGTGTGCCCTTTGCAGTGGGCTTGGGTGTTTGGCTCTTGAGGTGTAGTTCCTCTACAAGCAAACCAGTAATCACGGGATTGGATACTTGGTTCATTTGGCTCCTTCCTTTGAGTGGTACCAACGATACACACTTAAAGGAGGTTTGTCAAATACTCAGTATTCCACCAAAATCGTGGGTTTTTTCTTTGACCGCAATAAGGTTAGCCTGAACGTAGGGAATGTGATTGTCGTGGTGCCACTTGCTAGGAAAGAAACTGCGTAGGCATGACACCTGGAAACGCACACGACCATCAATGAAATCAGAGTATGTCTTGTCGGTGTGATACCAGAACGAGTTTTCGTTCCAGAACGCAATGTGTGTTGGGTCTTGAAAAGCACCACGTCCATCACTGCTTGGGGTCATAGATAGCAACATGCCACCGTGTGCCAACTTGTCGTAGCACCACTCCATGAACGCCACTTTGTTCTCAACGTGCTCCATAAAGTCGTGAGCACGGATGACACCAACGCTGTCGTCGGCTATGTCCATGTCAAAAATGTCACCCACGTAATCAACACCAGGGCCAGGGCGTAGGTCTACACCGAGAAACCCTTCAGCCTTGTTGTGGTGTGCACCTAGGTCAAGGGCAAGCAGACCATCACGGTTAGCCCAGGCCACGGCATTACGCTCTACAGTCTGGTGATACAACTCCACGGTGCCAGTCTGAATTTCGGAATTTCTTACTGTCTGAGTGTTGTCAGGGTGCACACGTTGCAGGTACAGAATCTCAGGAATGTGGTAGAACTTGGTTGCCTGGTACATACGAGCCATAATGTCTTGGTCGTCTAGTACCTCTAGATTGGCGTTATAGCCCCCTATTTGGTCGTATAGGTCCCTGCGGAAGGCTCTTAGGTGGTTAGGGGCATACCAAATGTAGGAAAGGTTGTGGGGGTAAGGCTCAAAGGATAAAGCACCCTTGTATCCATCCTCTACGTAGTACTTCCAACCGTGGGCTGGGTCAAACTCAGAATCGTCTGGCTTGCCATCTTCGAGGATTTGGGCTGTGTCAGAGTATACAAACCCAACATCAGGAAACTTATCAAAAACGTACTCAACTTCCATGAGTGCGTTAGGCATAAGTATGTCGTCGTGGTCAAATTCCAGGTACACGTCGCCCGTACAATATGATACGGCTTCACGTTTCAAAGCACCCACGCCCTCTGCCACGGAGTAGTACACCACAACCCTTGCGTCCTTGGGTGGGTCCCAGTCGGCATCGCCGTTAAGGAGAACTATCCATTCCCAGTTATTATTGGTCTGCTCGTTGAGCGAACGGTAGCACTGGTCTAGGTACTTAGGGTCGTGACTAGGAGTGAATACGCTTATCACGTTTCCTCCAATGGATTGTGTTTTTAAGGTAGATTGGGCCATAGAACAGACTAGCAATACAAAAGCCGTATTGGTGGGTTTTGAAGCCATAAATTGTCCACAAAAAAGCGTTGACAAAAAGAATTACCCATGACCACCACACTTTGCGTCCAGCAAGATACGCACCGGTCATACCAATGCCTTCAAGAATAAATGACCACATTAAAAAGAATACTCTACGTTTGGGTATTTCTTTTTCATGAACTGCACCAGTGGCATCTTTTCGTAGCGTCGACATAAGTAGTCAAGCGATACAAACATGGGGTCGTAACTACCGTCACGTACCTCGTGTTTAACAATTATTCCTCGCCAGTGTGCGTTCCCCTGCGGGCCTTTATAGTCTTCATCATGGAGGTAGCATGCGCCCGCAACAAGGCCATGTTGGCTCTTGCCAGCGACGAATCTAAGCCCGTACGCAAGCGTCTGTTGGTGGCCCATCGTGAAACTATGGCCAATGGATTTAAGTCTCGCTTCAACGTTGCCTCCTAGGGGCTTGCCGGTCATTGGGTTGTAGAAGTAATGGCTGTACGCAACACCGTCCAACCACAGGATTTCTAAGTAAGGACTTACTTTCCATCCGCTTCGCTCGTAGTCGAGGTGGTCGGTGGTAACAACTCCCTCAAGTTGTGCATCCATTGAGACAGCACGGTTGATTCTATCTTCGTGGTTGCCAAGGAGGATGTGCCTCTCAGGGTTCCATTTACCGTGCCTGGTCTTACGACGATTCGCATTGAAGTCCGTGAGGGCTTGATTAAGTATTCTCCATGCTTCATTGGCTGCTTCTATGTCCTGTTTGTAACGGCGACCCTCCATAGCCTTCTTGCCTTTGTCATACATGGACAAAGACGGCATGTCTGCGTGGTCACCTAAGTGAATAATTTTAATAGGTTTATCGTGGAACTCGTCCACAATGTATTGACCAATCCATTTAAGATGGTCTGTTGGTACTCCAGCCTTAGCCTGAGTATCTGGAATAATTACGTGTGTTGTTGGTGCCTGCAAGGTAATTCTCCTTGTTTAGTCCGCCTTTCAGCATTCTAACACACAAGTTAGCAACAAACAACAATAATGTAATTTATCTTTCTGTTACTGCGTTTGCCACCTCAGCAGGGGTAATCGAGTACAAGTCGGGCCATTGCATTGCTTTGGGGAACCCTCCATACCACAAAGCACCGGCTACTAATCCAGAACAAATCCAAGTACGGGATTTACGTAGACAAATAGCGTCTGGAAG